GTCTTTGCGGAAGACACTCTACCTCTTAATGCCAGGACTTACGAACTGCCTTGCATTACTATTTATACAGCAGAATACTTATAAGCGTATTTCTGTTTGCCATATAAAGCTCTGATACCAGCAGCAACTATTTCAGAAGTGTTACCTTTTAACACTTTTTTAACACCTGCAGCTAAAATCGCTTTAGTTGGTGTACCCAAACGGTAAGTAGTTCCGTTTGATGTTTGATTAATATACACCATATGACCTTCTTCTCTCAATGTATCAACCATTGCTCTAGGTGAAGTCAAGTCAAATCTATTTCTAATAGTTTTCCAGCTAACTGGTTTACCATTTGATAAAAGATTTAACACTTTTTGTTTTTTTGTTAAGGCTTTTCTACCCATAATATATCAACTCCTTCAAGTTTATATGCCGCCGTTGTTTAATACATAGATGATACTGGCGAGCAAAAGTATCAAATAATTCTTTTAACCTTCTCTTAATTCTTTTAGACGCTTTGCCTTTGCAACACGCCTTAAGGTTTCTTTATGTCTCCGTTGTCTTTTCAAACACGGTTTTTCATAGTATTGTCTTAATCTTAATTCTCTAAACAATCCATCTTTTTGTAGTTTCTTTTTTAAGACTCTCATAGCCTTTTCTACATTATTATTTCTTACTATAACCTCTATTGTCAATTAACACCTACCATAGTTTAAATTTCTTTTTAATAAATTTTGGAACAATCTTTTCAATCCAATTTATATGTTTATCTAATTTGTCCAACCTTTCATTAATCTTTTTTAATTCACTTGCAATTTCAGATAATTCAGAACCAACTTTATCATAACTTCCTATATCTAATGGAAAAGGTTTAAAAGGTTCATCATTCTCATTTTGTTTTTTCATTAACTGATTCTTTTTCTTTCTTTACTTTATCTTTTAAATAATCTAGCAACCAAGGATTATCAATAAATACAGCACTTAAACCATTTGTTAAAGTATTAACTATCTTTTCTTCTTTATCTTTTATGTCCTCTGCTAAACCATATTGATAAACAATAGCGTGTAGTATTTCGTGTAGTAAAGTATTTGCACCGTGCATACTACCTAAAGTAGAACCTTTAATACCTATCTTACCATCTTTAGCAAAAAACTCTCCTTCTGCTTCTTCAGTAGAAGCAAAGGTATCAGGCCAAACATCTAACTTATAGTTTCGGTATCCGATTTTAATATAATCTTTTAATTCGCTCATTATGTTTTCTATTATACAAAAATTTTATCATATAGTCAAGCACTTTTATCGGAATTGGATATAAAAGAAAAGGGCGGATTGGACTCCGCCCTAGACTACATTATGATTAATGAATTTTTATTGATTTATTGGATCAACTTCCTCATCATTATCGGAATCTGATTCTACACTTGGTTGACCCCAGGAAGCAACATCTTCCCCTCCGTCAATTTTCGTATATAAGTCCATAAATGAAGTTTTGGTATCCAAATCAAACCTATTGGTACATAATTCAATTGCCTTCATTTTATCTTTAAAAATAGCAAAGGCAGAAACAATATGGACTAATCTTCTTGTTGATATAATTTCATCAACTCCGCCTTCATAATAAGTTTTTCTGATAATGTCTGCCCAAGTAATTAAATTTGTAGCAAACTTTTCATCATCTTTTTTTGTTAATCCGTTTTCGGACATAACATTATTTAAGATTTTAGTTTCAATCTTATTAGTTGGATAAGATTGTTCAACCGTGATTGGAAATCTTTCAAGGAATGCCTCGTTAAGAATATTAGTTCCGATAAACTTTCCATCTTCGGATCCCTGCCCTTTAGTATTGGCAGTTGCAATCACATTAAACCCTGGTGCAGGTTTAACAAACTTGTTAATCTTTTTAAGAAAGACACCGTTACCTTCTAATATAGGTTGTAAACACATAATTTTATTAGAAGCAAGGTCAATTTCATCTAACAATAAAAGGGCACCCCTTTCCATTGCTTCAACAACTGGACCATTTTGCCAAACGGTTTGACCGTCTTGCAATCTATATCCGCCGAGTAAGTCATCCTCATCGGTTTCAATAGTAATGTTAACCCTAATACACTCTCTTTTTGTTTGAGCACAAGCTTGTTGAACATTCATAGTCTTTCCGTTTCCAGAAAGTCCAGTAATGAATATTGGATAAAATTGTTTTGAGGTAACAATTGATTTAATGTCTTTAAAATGCCCCCAAGGCACAAAAACTGGGTCTTTAACAGGTACAATATTACCTGTTAAACTTGAAACAATAAATGCCGCCTGATTAATAGTTTCAGGAACATCTGCCGTTTCAGTTTTATTAACAACTGAATCTGTCTTTGTAGGTATATTGATATCACCATCAACTGGTAATTTATACATACCCCTTCCGATTTTATATTTTTCAGATTTTAACCAACTAGGATTTTTAAAACTAGATGATTTAATAAAATCATTTATTTCGGAACGACTTAATTCAGTTTTTCCATAGTGAGCATTTAATGCTTCAACTACTTCTTTTTGTGAATTATTTAATGTAGTCATTTTTTCCTTTCATAATATAGTTTTCAATTTTCATTATACTTAAGCTTAACATAGATTCGGATTATTCTCAAGCAAATAATGGATAAAAAAGCCCTTATTTTCTGCGCTTTTTCCATTTTCTTTGTTCTCATTTTGTTCTATTTGTCCGAAATGGGGGTTAAAAACCCCCATTCCTAGTATTTTTTTGATACTATTGGTCATTAACCTCGGTATCAGTAGTTACCGAATCAGTTGATTCGCTCATAACTTGCCCTATTGTAGGCAAACTATATTGAGCTCTACCGATTCTATAACTCATATTTTTCATAAGCCAAGCAGGTTTTTTAATTCCGTGTTTACCTTGTAAAGAAATAATATCTTTTCTAGTAATAGTAGAATTAAAGCCTTCTGAATTTGCTAATTCAACAAACTCTTTTTGACTATCTGAAAGTTTTACACTTGGATTGTTTTCCATAATATAAGTTCCCTTCAATTTAAGCAACTTGTGAAATAAATCGGTGCATTATCACTCTACTTTGTCTATTCGACTTTAAGTTTTGTGAGAACAACCTTTTTATTTCTCCCTTTTTTGCATTATCAGATGGTGTTGCCATTTGACCATCAGTAATCTTTATACCTGCCCCACTAATGAGGTAGTATTCATCATAACCTGTATTATCTGTAGCACATAAATATTTGTGTTTTCTCCAATGTGCATTAATTAAATTTCTATCATATGTTTTTTTACCTTTTTCTGAATAAAAAGTATTTTGTGGAAAATAATCGTCCAACATATAATAGTCTAATCTTTTCCCACTAGTAATATAAAAACCAATAAGTGTAGTTCCTGTTCTTTCTTTTAATGCTCTTAATAAATTATCGGTCATAGTGGTTCTGGAACCAGTATTTGAATATTGATTTTTAGTAATTCTATCAACCATAATGTGGTTAGTATTATATCCTAGATGAATACTTCCATATGCATTTGTGCCTGCATAATATTTGTTTGGTGACTTTACATACCAATCATCATCCATCTCTTTAGTTTTATCTGCTGGGTCTGTAATAGCAACTCTTTCATTACCATCGGAAGAACCGTCAGTTAAAAATACGGTAATCATTTTATCAATATTATATTCTAATTGAAATTCTGGAACCATATACATCGCTGCCATAATAGTATCATTTAAAGGTGTTGAACTTAACCCATAACCTGAAGGAGTATCTGGTAAATTTCTCATCAATTCCTGTTCAGCTATAAGTTTTTCTTGTTCTTCAGCACTCATTCTATGAAATTTTCTTGGATGGAAATATGAATAATAATCTCTGCTTTTTGATAACCCTAACATATATAAATTCATCATTCCAGTTTCATATTCTCTAGCATTCATTTTTGAAGAAATATAATTTATTATTCTTAAATTATGGTCAATAGTGACATCTTTATTTTGATAAATACATTTTCTATCTTCCTTATCTCTTTCCACACTACTTTCCCAACGACCGTTATTGAAAGCATATACTTCAAAAGGTATATTAATCTTTTTACAAAACATAGTTAAATTCATTAATTGTTTAATAGTATCAAATAATTTATCACTCATACTACCTGACCAATCAATATACATTATTAAACCGTGATTCTTACCATCAGGTGTAGCAGTTAATCTTTTAAAAATATCCTGATTAAATTTATAACTATGTAATTTTAATGGGTCAATAACTCCTGAATTGGATGTTTGTGCCCTCTTATATGCGGCTGCTGCTTTTTTCATCTCAAATTCTTTAACCATATAATTAACTTGTTTTGAACTATCTCTTTTAAATTTTTGATATTCACTAACACCGAATTGCCAAGCTTTGTTTCTTTCTGGACTTTTATAATATTCATTTCTGTCAGTTCCATTAAAAAATACATTATGGTGATTACGGAAATCTTTTAATACTTTTTTATAGTCCCAAACAAAGTCTTTGTAGTTTTTAAAATTGTGAATATAAAAATATTCATTTTCTTTAGAGTCTTTGTCTAATAATTTTTTACTATTTTCTTCATAAGAAGTATCGGTCTCAGCAATAGGTTCTGGGTCTGAATCATTCCAAGTTTGTTTAGTATCATCTGCCTGATGACCTGCATTTCTTCCAGGACTATCTGATTCATTTTTTTCTTTTTTATCTTCTTCTTTTTTTTCTTCTTTATCATCAGCATTACCTTGGCCGTCTTGGTCTTGTTCTGTTTCTTCTGAATCTTTGTTTTCTTCTTCACTTTTTTGTTGGTCTGAATCATTACCTTGTTGTTCATCCCTCATCTCATCTGAATCATATGGTTCTGAATCTTCATCAATATCACCATCACCAACATCTAATTGGTCAATACCTTTAGATTGCATTTCCGATTTACAATAACCCCCTAATTCTTCAGCAAGTTTAACAACATCATCAAAAGTTTCTAATTGTTCCATTCTTTTAACAATATCTAATTCTTTTTTATTATCAAATTTAACTATTGAACCTACTATGGAAGATTTAAAGTGAATATTTAATCTATCAATTAGTAGCATTTTATTAATATCTCTTTTTTTAGTTCCGAAAAAATCACCTTCAATTAATGTTTTATATCCTTTAATAAATGATTGTGAAGTTCCTGGGTATTTTCTTTTAATTAATTTCTCAATTCTAGCATCCTCAATAACATTTAAAAATGAATGTTGAATACCTTTGTCTATAGCTTTTTCCCAAGCGTTTTGAGGGGTATATAAGGCGTGTCCAACTTCGTGTGCAATTAATAAGTCAATAACATTATTATCCATTTTCTTCCAGATAGGAAGTGTTAATTTTCTACTCTTAACATCAAAGGATGCTGTTTGCACTTTTTTATGTTCTACGGAAATATTTTCTGTTGCAAGTAATTTAGCAAGATATCCTTTAGATTCTTTGTTAATTACATTTATATTTTGTTTTTTATTTCGCATTTAAGTATATGCTAGTCTATTTACGGCATAAATGCAAGCACTATTCCAATAAAAATGGATTATTTTTTTGTTGATTTATAAGGGTTTTTTGGAATAAATGTGTTGTATTTTTGCAACAACTACTATGTTCTTATTTTGTTCTTTTGCGAATCGTCTGTGATTCGTCTATTTTTTAAAGATAAATGTCGGTTCGAATTTACGACCTGGAATATCGGGTCTTTTATACTCACCCATATATTGTTGTTTTTGTTTCTTTTCAGTAGTATCTCCGTCTAATGTAGAAACGGCAGAACCCCCTTGTTGAGTAGATAGTGATAACCACCAAGTATCTGTATGTTCAAACCCTACATCTTTTGCAAGTGAAACGGTATCTTCCTCAAAGGTCTTATATTGTTTTGTGTTCGCAACATTTAATGCTAGATACTTACCTGTCTTTAATCCGATATGTGCATTAGCTATAGTCTTTTTTAAAAACTTCTCTTTCCACTCATCACTTGTATTGAATTTAATACTAGATTGTTCTGGTTCATCTCCGTATGCTTCCCATCCAAAATACGGTGGACTTGTAAATACAAAATCTAATGTTTCTTCTTTTGGAATAAATGTTTCACTACCTTGTCTTAATAGTTTATACAACTTATGAGTATGTCCGTAATCTGCTCTTATCTGTTTTAAACCTGTATGAGTAGGAATACAAGGGTCTGTTCCTACATAATTAACCCCAGCTGCAATCGCACCTAATAATCTACCCCCATAACCCATAGATGGATCCCATACAACTCCTGCTGTTGTGCCTTCTAATGGACTATCTTTTTTTACAAATACATCATACATCGCCGCGGCCGCTGTCGGTCTGAAATTTGATACCATTTGGGTACCAGAGTATCTTCTTAACATAGACCTCATATCTGAATCAGTAATCATATGAGCAGGTTTCTTATCGAAAAATGTTCCAGTTAATATTTTGTTTAATCCTTTTTTAAGGTGTTCTTCATCATTCCATATTTCCATAGGTGTTCTCATTTTACCACATTGTATATCCCAAGCGTGTGGCATATATGACCAAGCAAGATTTAATCCGTGTGCTGATTGACCTATGACTTTATTCTTTCTATCAATTAGTGTATCTCTTTTAAAATTTGCTAATTGATTAAAAATATTATCACGCCATTTCTTATCAGTAGGGTAATATGGAAACCCCTTTTCTTTCCAACTATCGTGTGCTTCTTGTAATATATCAGACATAATAATTTAATATTCCTACTACTAGTATGGAAGATAATGCACCGTTCAACATAATAAGCGCTCTATCGTGCCATAACATTCCAACCCAAAACCATCCTGATGTTCCAATTAAACTTAACCATAAATCGAATACTGCAAGATTACCTGTTGACCTACACGCCACAGCAGATAATATAAATGCACTTGAAATCCATTTTACATACCAAGACAATCCTCCTTTAGGTGTTATCTTTTTAAATACTCTAGTTGAATTTAACTCTTTAATCTTTTGGTCTAATTTTTTAAACTTCTCAACCATTATAATGTCTCCAAATTCTATGCAAAATATAAAACCAAATACCATTTATACTTGGTTCTATTAAAGCAACTGCACCTGATTCCCATATACTTGCATTTGTCAATATTCTTACAACGGTCATAGCTATACAAATATGACCTAATGTATAAATTAATGCAAGACCAATACTATTATGTTTTATAAACTCAAACATTATTGCCCACAAGTGTTCATTAATATTAATATTAATAATATAATTACTGCTATCTGAAACATATCTTAATTCCCTTTCTGTCCCAACCTAACCATCGGAAAGGTATATAATTATAATACCATTTTACTTTTCTAAATTTCATATCATTCCAACATTCTTTCACTTTACCATTTGATTTTGCAAGTCCTACACAAGCAGGATATGCATTCCTTCTCCATTCATTTATTTTCCTCGACCTGGTCATATAGATATACATCCCCAGGTAGTGTTCCTCTTGCCCAACTTGTTCCTCCTACTAGTTTCATATTATTCCTCAAATAAAATTTCTTGGCAATATCATTATCACTCCTCACGCTCAAGTAAACTCGTCTTTTAACAAACTTAAAAAACTTTTGTAATATCTCACTAGCAGAACCATCTTTATTTTTAGCTGCGATTTGATGAAGAATACAATCACCTTGTTGTGCTAAAACATTACCTATTCTTTGTTTTCGTTTATAGAAATTATATGTAATAATAACATCTCTTTCTAAAACTACACAACCCTTATCTATCATCCTTCGCATATAGTCGGTTCGTATGTGAGGAAACCATTTCTTATGTTGATAAAAGATTCCTTTTACTTTTTCAAAATCTTCTATTTTAGCGTGTTTCATAATTTACTATTATAACATAAAACTAATTAAAAGTCTATAAAATTAAGTTCCGTAATTCCTGATTGGCAAAACAATCGGCAACTAAATGTATTCTATCAACTTCACTATCGTTTCGGACAGCGTGAGCCTTTGTGACATCACAATAATAATAGTGTCCAGTTTTTAATTGGTATTCTGTTCCTTCTTTATCTTTCGGACTTTCATACAAAGTAAATACCACTTTATCATTTGTCCGAATTGGAATATGTATTCTCACTATCTCACCATCTTCAAAACCAATAGACTTATCTATTTTATCTGTATGTTTACCTATAACCTTTCCTGCTTCAAGTTTCATAAATCTAACTCTTTCTTTTTCAGCAGGTATTCTTTCTAGTATATCTAAAATAGGTTTCATAATACTATTATCTTTTAAATGTGTCCATTGTAAGTTTGTTTGTTCATTTACTGAACTTTTTAAAACACCTGGTTTTAATATATCTAATGGGTCTGGTCCATATCCGTGTAAGGATATAGCAGTCCAATCTGAACCTTTTGTGTATTTTGTTTTAACTTTTTTATATTCTATACCATCAAGGTGTGCTGCTACACTATTCAATATAGAAATATCATCATATGCTTCTAGTGTTAATTCTTTACAAATAGGTCTCATTGTTCCCTCCATATAAATTGCCCACCAATCTGTATATTCTTTCTAATTTCTTTCCAGTTATCATAATTTTCTCCTTCAATTCGCCAATCAGGATTATCAGGCACATAATTAATAGGTGGTGTTTGATAATCTTCTTCTTTTAAGTTGGCATATATTTCTTCAGCTAAACCTTTCTCATCGGCTCCTATAACACCGCCTGATAAAGTAAAAACTCTTTTTATAATAGCAGAACACCAATCTTTATTAAATTCTTTTTTTCTTTGAAAGTCATAATATGGTTTCAACTCATTATACTTATTTTTAGGTATTGTCATCATCTTATAATTTTATAATCTGATTCAGTTTCAATCACAACTCTTGCTCCACATCCCAATATCTTTTCCCCATTTTCTCCATATATAACTTTACTTGGTCCTAATATTTCTACTTCGTGGCAGTATGTATTTTCTCTACCCTTCTTAATAGTAATAACTGGATCCAATGTTCCGTGCTTAAGATTACTTCTAATCTTATTTTGGTTCACATGGATATAAGTTTTAGTGGATCGTTTTGCTTTTTTCATCTTTTTGTTTTTTTAATAATTTATCTACTATTTTTTTAGCCTTTTCATTTGCTCTTTTCCATTTAAAGTCAGAAACAAGGTCTTTAAATATTAAACCATTCATATGTTCATTTTCGTGTTGAAAGATTCTGCTGAGCATTCCGTGTAAATGTTCTTCTTTAGTTTCACCTTCTTCATCTTCATATTTAACCTGTATCCATTTAGGTCGTCTAATCGCTAAAAAGATAAAAGGAAAAGATAAACATCCTTCTTTCATCATTACCATTTCTTTGCTCATATCCAGAACTTCTGGATTAAAACAATATTTGGTTCTACCTAAATCAATTTGTGGGTGTCCGCCCATAACAAACATACGATATGGTAAACCAACTTGATTACAAGATAGTCCTATGCCTCCATATTTTTTCATTGTATCATACATAGCCTTACCCAAATCTTTTCTGTCTTTAAAATCGTGTAATTTTAAATCATCATCTTTGAATGGTGCTATCTTACTCAACAATCTAGGGTCGTTTGGAGCTATCATATGTAATATTCTTTTTTCTTCACTCATTATTCTACCATCCTTGTAAAGTTTTTATGTTTTTCAAATTTTAATACTCTAGGGAACTTATCAATTAGAGTATCACTTTTATGTGATATAACAAAAACATTTTCTTTATCCATTGTTGTTTGTAATATTCTCATAAATTCATCGGTACCAGACGAGTCTAACGAACTATCAAATATTTCGTCTAATATGAGTAGATTTGTATTTGTAGAATTTTTTACTTTAGCAATCTCTCGCCAAGTAAATAAAATAGATAAATCTATTCTTAACTTTTCACCCTCACTAAAAGAATGGTAGTTAAACTCGTCTCGGTATCTGGACTTAATTGTTTCATTAAACTCCTCATCAAGAGTAAAATTTACAAAGAAGTCCATATCCGCCAGGTATTTATTAATATACTGGTTCATTATCGGTAGGTATTGTTTGATAATTTTTGTTTTGATACCAGTATCTTGCATAAGTGCCCTTGCGGTATCTATATAAATCTTTTGTTCTTTATCTTTTTTCTTTTTGATGTCTGCTTGTGTTAGTTGTTCTTGCAATTGATTTAATTCTCCAGTTTGTGTGGCTGTAGATATTTTTTCATCAGATAATACTTCAATATCTTTATGTAATTTGTCTTTTTGTTTTTTTATTTCACCAATAGATGTGTCATAACGGTTAATTAATAATTCTTTTTCTCTTATTAAAACTGCCGTATCATTAATTTTTTGTAATCTACTTTCTACTGATTTAATTTCTTTATCCAATTGTTTCATACCAGCATTTATTTCGTCAATTTTATTTTTCTTTTTATCAATCATTAATTTTTTATATTCTGTATCAATGTCTTGTTGACAAGTAGGACAATCGTTATGTGTTTCAAAAAACTTTAAATCTTTTCTATGTTTAGAGCAAGTATTCTCAATCTTTGCTTCCATTGTATGTAATTTTTTGTGTTTATCATTTACTTTTGATTGGTCAATTATTTCTTTTTGTAATTCTGTTATTTCTTTTTGTGTATCATAAATTTTTAGATTGTAATTGTCTATGTCAATATCAGCACCGTGTATTTCCATTCTTTTAGAATCAATTATATCTTTTGTATTTTTACTAATATCATCAATATATTTTTTCTTATCTTCAATCTTTGTATCTAATATTGAATATTCAAAATCATCATTTTTAATTAACTCATCTTGTTGTTTTGCCTTTTCTCTAAACAATAAATTCATTCTGGAAAAGATTTCAATGTCCAATATTTCTTCAACAACTTGCCTTCTATGTCTTGCTCTTAATTGCATAAATGGAACAAATGACGAACTGCCTAATATAACAACTTGGGTAAATGACCTAAAGTTTAATTTTAATATTGTTTGTTCTAAATGTTTCTGATAATCTCTTTGAGCAGCATCCTGATTTAACATATCACCATCGCACCATATCTCAAATATATTTGGTTTAATGCCTCTTATAATTTTATATTCATTTTGACCAACTTGAAATTCTACTTCCACCACACATTCTTTTTCGTTGATTGTATTAATTAATTGGTCTTTTTTAATATTTCTGAATGCTCGTTGAAACAATCCAAAACATAAAGCGTCTAACATAGTAGATTTACCTGCACCATTATCACCCATTACTAATGTTGTTGGTGATTTGTCTAATGCAACTTCAATAAATTGTTGGCCAGTAGATAGAAAATTCTTATATCGTAATTTTTTAAATGTTATCATACTTCATTACCCCAACAATCCCATCCTTTAGTTTTCTCTCTTGCAAATAATTCAATACGAGGTAGGTCACCACATAACTCTACAATCTTATTTCTTATTATATCTGGTTTTCTTGAATGCTCTCTTATTGAATCTACTACAAGTTGGTGAACACCTGCTGATTTTCTTTTTGGACTACCTTTAGTTGCAAGTAAACATAATTCTGAATTTGCTCTTGTCCAATATCCTAAACCCCAAAAAAAACTATCTGATTTTTTATTCTTTTTAATCCAATTAAATCCACAAGTTTTATATTTAAATCCCCAAGCAGATATCGTTTCTATTCCCTCTAATAAATTTGGAAAGGTAACCCATAAAAATAATATACAATCTTTTTCAGATATGTCTTTTATAGGTAAATTTTTAATTTCTTCTTTTGACATTATATCATAAGGTATTTTTCTTGTTTCATTTGTATCACTCCACTTTTTAAAATGCCATGGCGGGTCAGCATAAATGATATTATACTTCTTATTCGGAAATGGGATCTGCATCCTGAGCCTCCACATAAGTTTCTTTAATCATACCTTTTAACTTATCTTTATCTAAATCAACCGTCAACTGGTCAACATAATTATTAACTAATGTCATTGTATCTTCCGACCCCTCAACTACACTATCTGGAACATTATGATGAGCCAAGTCGGAATAATCTTCTAAAATTTTTAATTCGTGAACTGAAATATTATTATATAATTTATCAAGTAGTCTATCAAACATTTCATTATCTTTTTTACTGGTGACAACTAACTTAACAAATTTATGGTGATATGGATTAACATCAAATTTATCATAGTTTGTTTCACTATCATTATATAATATCTTTTTAAATATTACATTTGGATTTGGAATAAACTCTAATTCTCTTGTTGCTGTATCAAATATATGAAACCCTTTTTTGTTATTATAATCTGACCAAGTTATTTCATATTGACTTCCTAAATAAAATACTTGTCCATCATCACTCTTATGATGAAAATGTCCACTCAAAACTTTTTCAAATCTACTTACAATACTTTTATCATAACCGTGTGATTGAACTATACCGCCGTGCATTTGAAACCCATTTAAATCTAAATGAGCCATAACTACATCTGCTTGGGCAGTATTTAATGTTTCTAGGGAATGTTTTTCGTTTTCTGGATTAATCCACGGGAGCATTAATATATTTAAACCATCAAAATTTACAACTTTTGGTTCTTCATAAATCCAAGGTTCGTTTAAACCATCAGGTGCTGTGCATAATTCTTGAACAGCATTTATCTTATTTGTATTACGGAAATAAATATCGTGGTTACCAATTATTATATGGGTATCAATCTTTTCGTCCCATAATTTTTGTAAAAACTTGTGTCTAAAATTATGTGCTATTCTATAATTGATATATTTTCTTCTATCAACAATATCACCTAAATGAATAAGTGTTTTAATATTGTGTTCTTTTAAATATGGGAAAAATACTTCATCATAAAATTTATGAAAGTAATCATCAAATATTAAACTATCATTACGAGCCCCGAAATGGGTATCGTTCAAAATCGCAATCTTCATACCTACCTTATAATATTATTTTTTCTTTGTTGCTGGTTCCTCTACTTTTTGATTCTTTTGCAAGAACTCTAGCATTTGACTTCTATATTGTGAGTCATCTCCTTCTAGTTGGTCCATTATATTTTCTACACCTGCATTAGCAATCATCTTTTGTTTTACTTGCATTTGTTTTTTCTCTTTTTGTATTCGTCTAACAAAAGCATAGTAGATAATTTGTGTAAAATATGCAAATGGATTATTAGATTTTTCGGGATTAAAATTGTCCATATATTGCAGACAATTTTCTATACCATCCGATATCATATCATCTCGGAAAGTATAGTTTATGAAATTCGGTCTGTAAGATAAGTGATTCGCAATCTTTAAAAAACACTCACCTATATAATTGGTTACATCAGGTTTTTTTCTATTCTTTTCTTTCGCCTTGTCCACTTTTGTTTTATAGACAATCATCGCCTCCAGAAACTTTTTATTATCAACATAATGCACACTTTGTTTTTTTGCCATAATATTTCTTTCTTATTATTTTTATTATTATACTATATTTTTTCCTAAAAGTAAAGCATTATTTGCTTGACTTTCCTACTTCGTTTGTTATAATTACAGGTGTAGGTCCCTGCAAGATAATAGACCTAATGTAAGGTCCTAGTAGCTGCAGGTCTGTATAATAAATCTAATTCTTCTTCACTATATCTTTCTTCATCTTCTCGGAGCAATCTTCGTTCTTCATTACTCATTTGGTCTTGTTCCATTTGTTCTGCAAGAGCAATTATTCTATCCATTTCCTGAGGTGTCAATGGGGGCTTTTTTGGCTGTAATCTCAACCTATTTAAAATAACGCCATAATAATGAGATAAATCTTTATTAATACTTGCGATGGTTACGATTCTCTCTTTTGGAATAGCAAAAGATTTATCATCTGAAAATGGAATCCAAGGTGCTAGAGATGAATCATCTCTTGCTCCAAATTGAGTAGGTCTGGTACTAGTTTTTAATTGTAATGGTTCTTCAATTCGTAGAAATTTATCATTATCGCTTACCGATATTTGTCCCACTAATTCGGTACCATCAACTAACTTAACTAATTTTAATATAGGTTGTTCTTTAGTTTCCATACTACTATTTATCTATTCTTTTAATTGGATATTATGCATTTCGTAATCAAACTCCTCTTCGGTATAAATGTTGATTCGTTCTTGAAAATGCTTTAATGTAAAATTCTCTCTACTTCTATATGTTAAATCATCCGCTATATCATATAAAGTAGCTGCTGTTTTATTATCACCTAATCTTAATCCTCTTCCAATACTTTGTAAATTTCTTATACGACTTTTACTAGGGCTAGCAAAAATAATATTGTGTAAATTACGGATATTGATACCAGTAGAAAATGTTCCATACGAGGCGACAATAATGGCGTCTGTTTCTTTTTCTGTAATTGCTCGGATTTGTTCTCTTTCCTCTGCTTCAACGCCTCCGTAGATAAAAAATATCTTCCTTCCATCTTTCGATTTCTCTTTTATTCTTTCATATAAATTTACACCGTGTTTTTCAACCAATTGGAATAAACACAATGTATTACCTTTTAATTTTAAAGCTAAATTCTTAATGAAATTTTGTCTTGAATTGCTACTTACCAAATAATCAATTTCATCTTGATATTTACCACTTGCAACTATTTTGGAATTTTCTTCTGTATGTTTTAATATTAAACAACGAACCGTTAAATTAGATAATTGTTTTTTATCTATTAACTTTCTGGTTGATGTTATCTTATTTACAGCACCAAACAAACCCTCTAACACTAACTTATGTGTTTGAGCACCGTCTAATGTTCCAGTTAATCCAATTCTATATTTACAATCAACAAGTTTAGTCATTATTTCGGTCAAAGATTTTGACTTAAATAAATGTGCTTCATCTCCAAATACAACTCCAAATTGTTCAAAATATTCTTTAGGCAATCTGTATAAACTTTGCCAAGTAGATATTAAAACTTTTTTATCCGTTTGATTTGAATACCCACTATATAGTCTATGACAATTCTTTGCAACATTCCAACCATAAGATTTAAAATCTGAATACATTTGCTCAACTAATGAGGTTGTAGGAACAATTAATAAACATCTATTATTTTCTTCTTCCTTTATTAAATGTGAATAATAACGAATCAATGCATAGATAATAAACGACTTACCACTAGCAGTAGGACTTAATAATAATGCTCTATTAAATCTTAAACTATGATATATAGCGTCTATTTGATAATCTCTTGCTTCAAATTTTTGTCCAAGATTATTGGCAAACTTTTCAACTACCTCTTTATCCACTTTGTTATCAATATCAACCTTTTTACCAACAACAATTTGATAACCTCTTTCTTCAGCAAATGCTTTAATATAAGGATATAATCCAAAGTATATTTCTTTTGTCTTTTGTGAGTATAATCTTATTTTACCATCCCACATACGATTACGGAATGCTGGCATAAACTTATATCCAGGAACATAAAAGGTAAAAAATTCTGAAATTTCCCTTTGAATATTTGGGTCACAATCTACGGTTAGATAAACCTCATTCTTTTTCTCTATAATAAGAGTATCCATAAACTAGATTATCCAAGTCATCACACTATATCTGGTACCTTTTGTAACCTTTTTAACTTCGTGTGGATACATAAAATTGGATGGGAAGACTACTGCTGAGCCTTTTTTCTTTTCTAAAGGTTCACCACATAATACAAAATCACCACCTTCATAATCATCATTTAAAAATATTAATGATGTTAAATGTGGATAACCTTGTTTCTGTCCGTGTGAATAGTGTATATTATCAATATGTTCTTTCATAAATCCGCCAGTTGTATAACTATTGATTCTAAAATGAGTATAACTTTGTATTTTAATTTTGTTATGTTCCTTTACATAATCATTTACCGCTGTTTCAAATCCCATTTTAATTGTATTATAAAACATTTTATTTGGTTCTATCCAATATTCTTTCATATCTACTTGGGATGTTCCAGTATTTTTATATGCTGTTGAAAAAGTGGAAGTTTTCCACTCTTTAAAACTATCTTTATTATAGTATGAAATTATATTATCACAAGCAGCTGGGCCTAATACTTGAGGATAATAATATATGTAATCAGAAATCTGCTGATTGGAATTCATGGTGTTCTCCTACTTGTCCTTTAACTTGAATATTCCAGGCTATACTTATACGCTTATGTTTAGACTTATTTTGCTGAACCCAATGAGGTAACCAAGACGGAAACATTATTGCTCTATTTTGTTTTGAAGCATAACTCAATAAACTAGAATTATCCTTTGTTGTTTCTTTTTTCTTTGGAACAATAACATCAGCTGCTGGCCTAGGGTCGTGAAATACAATACTAGAACCTTGGTCAGATTGTAAGTAATAAGTGCCACTTAAAAAATTATTAGAATGTGTATGGACATTATGGTGTTCCATATTCTTTAAAACATTTGCCCACATATCAGTTATAATGATATCTTCTACATCATATTTTAATTTTTCTAAAATTTTCCAAGTAGAGCGAATAATTGTATCTACTAAAAATTCAAACTCTTTCTTTTTGTGTAAGTCAGCAGATTTAGTTTGCCAATTATTATCATAATCTCTTTCTATCCATAAATCAGAAATATACTTTTTCATTCCTTCTTCAGGAGAGGCACCTTCTTTTTTTAGAAAATCATCAAAAACAAAAATGTTAGTAGGAAATATCTTTTGATGGTCCATTATATTGCACCACTAGTGAACTTTTTCCACTCTATCATATTTTTAATTAAAAAGGTTCTATTGTTTATATTTCGTAATATTTGTTCTAAATATTTAACAACGGTGTTTAGATATGCCACCTTCTGGTCCTGTTTTTGGTAATCAGGATCTGAATTAATGTAAATATGCACATCTGCTTTAAGGACTTTTAAATCAAATGGTTTTTCTCTATAAACTGATTCATCTGCTTTACCAGTATAATATTCCCATTTCTCCCGTTCAAGTCCATTTAAGTCTTGTTGTGCTTTCTTCAGCAATAGGCTGAACTTATTAAAATGTTGGAGATATTTATTGTGTAGTAAAGGTATTCTTGCTGATTCAGTATCTAATTCTGTATCATCAAGTTTTAAATCTTTATCTACTATTTGTTGTAATTCTTCTAATGTCATAATAAACCATTATATCAAATTTCGGCGAAAAAGTCAAGGAATTAGCTGGTAGAAATTTGAACTATATCGTAATGCATATATTTAAAAGTTGCCGACACTTGCAAGTAATCTACATCACTAGCCTTAATGTCATAAGACAATCCACCAAGTTGAATTGGATAGATATTCTTAAATCTAATTTCAGTTTTTGCAATATTTTTGCTATTTAATACGGTCAATGTTGCATCCGAATAAGCTGCACCTTCTGATAAAGGAGCACTTAATCTTCCAGGGTCACTACTTTGTGTTGCAGTTCCCACTTTTGATTGAGGAAATCTATCATTTCCTGCAGCCAATAAATCTGCATATTGAGTATGGTTTTTCGGAAACCCTAAACCAATCATCCAATCGTGTAATTCTTTATAATTATTTAAATTCTCATCTACAAGAAACGAAACATTTAAATCTTGATAAGTTATTTTATCACCTGGAAAAGGTATATTAACTAAAGGGGTTTCTACATTTGCTTCACCTAAAGTGATACCAGGAACATTTGCCGATTGGCAAAAGAACTCTACTTTTGGAAGTTTAATGCATTTAAACCTAAACTGAATTGGACTTGCATAGTCTAATTTAGTAGGCTGTCTGCCGTATGTATTTAAATCTGTCATTAATTATTTACTGGAGCGTTTGCTCGCCATTGATAACAAGACCAATATCTTGCAGTTGTTTTATCTTTTGCAGTATCACAGCGATGTCTTGCACGGAAAGATTTTCTTCTAGCAGGGTCATCACGCTTAATAGATAAACCAGTTGTATCACCAAAAGATACTTTTTTTATTTTATCACCGTCTTTGACATATACATAGAATTTTTTACTACCACCTCGTATAGGGTCATTCAGTTTTACCTTCTTACCTTGATACTCTGCTTCAGTAATTTCTAAATCTTTGTATGTTTGTTCACAAAGACAATCAATCGCTTCTACTTGTTTAAATGTTTTCATATTACTATTTATAAGAGGTCCATACTAAAAATAAGGGGGAAAATCCCCCTTATATTAATTGTGTTTTATTGGGGTAATTCTCCATCTATGCCTTGAACATAAAAATTCATACCTGCTAACAATCCATCATCAGCAACCGAACCAGCAGGAACTACTAATTCTCCTGCTTGATTATAAATCGGTCCTTCAAATGAATGAACTTTACCTAATGTTAAGTCTTTTTGCAACTTAATTGCTTCAAACTTTGTATCAGGACTCATATTTGTATATCTTGACATTTTCACCATTCCTTTATCTAACCCCCACCAAGTGTCTTGACTTTCCCAATCATTATTTGCAACAGCTTTAGCTCTTGCAACATAATAGGAAGACCAATCATCAATGATGGCAGTCATATGTGCATTAGGACAAAATTTCTCTTGGTCACTTGCTTGACCAAATGCCCTAACACCTGCTTCTTCAGCAGCTTGACAAGGAGCATAAGTATCAGTATGTTGAACAATGATATCTGCACCTTGGGTTATTAAAGTTTTAGCGGCGTCTGCTTCTTTACCTGGATCATACCAAGTATATGCCCAAATAATTTTTAACTTAATATCTGGATTGACTTTTGACGCTGCCAAATAAAATGCATTGATACCTCTCACAACTTCAGGTATTGGGAAAGAAGCGATATAACCTATAACGCCAGTTTTTGTTTCTTTACCTGCAATATGTCCTATAATGGTACGACCTTCATAGAATCTTGCTGAATAAGTAGATACATTATCTGCTCTTTTATAGCCAGTAGCGTGTTCAAATTTAATATTTGGAAACTCTTTTGCCACTTCTAAAGTTTGGTCCATATAATTGAAAGATGTTGTAAAAATTAAATCGTGTCCTGTATCTGCTAATTTTCTAATAGCACGGACAGCGTCTGCATTTTCTGGAACATTTTCAATATAGGTAGTTTTAAATCCCAACTCATCATCAATTGCCTGACGGCCTTGGTCGTGCATATATGTCCAACCGTGGTCGCCTGGGGGTCCTATGTAAATGAATCCGATTTTGGGGTCAGCGAATGCTGTAGTAGATAAAGATAGGAAGAAACCTATCAGTAGTATTTTAAATATATTCATCGGGAAATCTCCTTCCGAGCTGGCCTCACCTGCCAGTCCTAACATTAATAGTCTTTCACACTTAACTCATACCTATATATAGACATCCCGAATATGCTAAAAAAAGGGGGACAAAAGCCCCCCTAATTTTATTTCTATTTCTAGTCTTAATTACATTAAGTTAGTAACCTGAACTCGTCTGTAATATAAGTTTGATTTTCCAGAAGCAACTGCACCAGAATTGTCTAATGCACCGTCTCCGTCACTAGTTGCGAATGGGTTTTGAACCATTCCGTATCTAGTTTTGAAACCAATTTTTGGTTGGAAGCTGTTTTGACCAACTGCTCTCACCATTTGTAGTGGAACATATGGGCAATAGAATAAGCCAGCATCATACGGACTTGTTCCTTTATAGCCAACAACATAGAATTGTTTAGCAGCAACATTCGCTGAATATGGATCAACATAAACTTTGAATTTGCCATTAAGAACGCCTGCGAAAGTGTTACCTGTGTCATCAACATTTAAGTTAGTTGATAAAGCAGGAGCGTAATCAAGAACACCACTCATAGCAAGAGCAGAAGCAACATCAGCTGAACAGATGATGATATTTCCTTTACCTCTACGAGTTTTTTGTCCTACAGCGTTAGCATCTCTTTCCAATTGGAATAAAAGACCTTTAAATTTCTCAACTGACCAACGGCCATTTGAGTCTGTATCTAGGTCAAAGATACCTGCAGTAGTTGTGTTTACTTGAGCACCAGCGTTAGCGTGTGAGTAAATTGTTCTAACAACTTCTCGGTTAATCTCAGCAAGTATTTCACTTGATAAGATGTTAGCCAATTCTGTTTCAGCGTCTAAACCGTGGATTGCTTTTAAATCTTGAGCAAGTTCCATAGTATATTCAGCTTTAAGAGCTCTTGACTTCGCAGTAACCGTCACTTTGTCGATTGAGAAAGCCATTTCAGCAAACTCATCAGTTCCGTCACCTAAAGTTTCTGCTTGTGTAGTAGTTAATCCAGAACCAGTAGTATAAGTACCAGCAGATGGACTATCGTTTAATACAGCAGGGTTTGTGCCTGAATGAGCATCTGGAGAACCAGTATTGCCAGCAGCATCCCTAGCAGAAAAGTCTGAATCAGCTTCGTCAAATAGAGCTTCAGTACCACTTTGCGTAGAATATCTTGATTTCATAGCAAAGATTAGTCCAGTTGGACCAGTCATTGGTTGAACGCCACAGATATCGTAAGCGATTAAGTTAGGCATAGCTCTTCTTACTAGACTGATTAGAACAGGATCCCAGTTATTAACATTACCTGCACCACTAGCGTTAGCAGGAGCAGCTTCTGCAAGAAAGTTAGCATCCTCACGGACAGCTTTTTCTTGGTTTTCTAGGATTACCGTAGTCACAGCTCGTTTATAGTTATCCTCGATTTTTGGTAAATCAGGATGTTCTAGGACTGGCTGCCACTTTTCTTGTAAATTTTCAGTAAGATACATTTTTATCTCTCCTATTTAATTTAAATTAAATTTATTATAATATTGTTCACAATTAAACCTTAACAGATTTAATAGTTTTTGAAATAGCGGCCGTATATGCAGCCATAGCATCGCTTTTCTCACCAACATTTGTCGGTTCGATTGCCGCCACAGAATCAACTTCATCCGAAGAAGTAGTTGTTTCTTGTTTTGTTTTAGGGAAATAAGATTCCTTAACGGTTTCTAATTTTTCCTTAAATTTGTCAGCACTTTCAAATTCAACATTTTCAGCCATCTTTGTAAATTTCTCTTTTTCAGTATCAGCAAGGTCGTTGCTTACTTCATCAAGAATTTTATCTTTAGATAACTCACCAACTTGTTTAGTCAACTCAACATTTTTTTCAATCTGTTCATTTAACTTACCTTCAAGTTCGTCTTTTTGATTTGTTAAATCATCAAGCACATTGTATTTTTCTTCTGGAACATCAATATAATGTTCTTTGAATAAAGTTTTAAGACCAGTAATAAAGTCCTCAGCAATTTCGGTACGAATACCTCTTTCAACTGCCAATTCATTATCTTTCATCCATTCTTCAACAACATAATTCAGATATGAGTCAACTTTTTCAACCATAGCTGTTTTAATTGTTTCAGATTCTTTTGAAAGTTTTTCTTCATACTGAGCCTTAATCTTAGCCTCTTGTTCCTTAATGCGTGTTTTAACAGCAGTTTCAAAAATGGTTGCCGCTTTTTCTTTAAACTCATCGCTCAAATCAGCGTCACCAGAAACTAATGCTTTAACATCATTAGAAAGGTCAATTGATTGCTCTTCTTCAGCTTCAGCAACAACTTCTTTGTCATTTGCTTCCACTTCTTCTTTTTTTTCAGATGGTTTATTATCTTTTGGTAAAGAACCATCCTTAGCATTCGCATTAACCTGATCCGAGTGCTTCTTAACCTTTTTAGCTGCGTCTGGATTCTTGTCAGTAGGTTTAACTACTGCAGGTCCCAAATCTTCAGCGTCATTTTTAAGGTGAGTAGGTTCAGACGGAGTACCAGATTTTGCTGGAGCACTAGGGTCGCCCTTCGTGTCAAGCGCTTCTGCCACTTCTACTTTTTCTACTTCTTTCTTAATTTCAGTTTCAGACATTCGGTCTCTCCTTAACATTAAACTAGTTTAATTTTCAGTTGTAAATATTTATACAAACTACCATTTTAAAACCTGCGCTTTTTGGTATTTTTGCGTAGGTTTTAAAGTTTAGATATAAAGTCCGCAAACACTTTAGACTTAACTTCCGCTAATTCTGAGCGTCTTGCTTTCTCTATTTCTTCTTTATATTCTTCTACACTTTTACTTTTTAACACGCCATTATCCCAAACCCATTCTTTGCCTTCCATAATGCCTTCTACGAAAGCGTCTGGAGCACTAGGGTCTGCAACAATATCAGCGGCAGTTGCTAAATAAAAATCTTTTCCAACAACATTCCCTTGTTGAGATTGTTGAATAGAACCCATACCTCTTGATGATACTCCTAGTTGAGCACCTTCATCAATAAGATTCTTTACGATTTTTCCGTAAGGTGTATCCATAATTTTCGCCTCTCCAATGAAGTTTTTACCTTCAGGTTTAAGACTAGTTATCATATGAGAAACACGCTCTAGGTTAACCGTTGGTCCATCTGGATGTCCCAATTCACCAAATGCTCGTTTCTTATTGATAAATTCTGTTGTGTATCTTTTAACTTCTTTTGCAAGAGTATCAACTGGATAAACTCTACCATTACGGTTCTTAATATCCGCTTGCATAAAGACACCTTTTATTTTGTAGTCTTTCCCACCATTTGCATTAGCTTCGGTTAAGACTTCAATATCTTCAATTGTTTCTGTAATTAGTTTCATCTCTCCACCTTCTCTTTATTATTATAGACTTTATCTACAATTCCTTTTTTTAATTCTTCTCTTTTAATATTATACTTTTCAGCAAAAGCTAATTTAAACTTTTCTGCTATTTCAGTTTTTCTATTCGTTCCTACAATTCTTTCTAGGATTTGTTTAGAATAATCTTTGTTCTTTTTTGCCATTATCTTACTTCTACAATTATTGTGTAATTATCACCAGACACAAAACCTTTAGTTGAAAGTAATAAATCTCCTGCAGGTGATGTGCTTGCAGTTAATGTAGCATTATTTGCAATTTCATTTCCTGCTGATTTTAAATCCCAATGGCCTCGGCCTGAAAGAAATGCAATAGTAGAATTAGCTGAACTTGCCCCACTTCCTGCCCATAACAATTCAACACCAGATTTACCATTAGTTGTATTTACCGCCCACCATATTTTAGAAACTTTTTTAGTAGCGTCTTCCGACATACCATTTAATTCAGAAGCGTCCATTTTGGTTACAAGAGTTTCTCCTGTACCATCGCTCATATTAGTCATTTTCACCACGGTCTTTACACCTGATGTATCAGCAATCGTTTGTGTGGTTACAGCATCAGCCATTAATTATTTCTCCTAAATTCTGCTACTAACAAATAACTCTCTACATTAGAGTCAGTTGATAGTGTTATTTGTTTATCATTACCAAATTTTAACTCTCCAGGTTTTAATCCATATTTACCTTTACCAGTTAAACTCAAATCACTATCCTCACTAGAAGCAGAAATTTTTAATGTTCCTGTTCCTTCTATAATATAAAAACATTCAATCAAACTAACCTTTGTTTCATTTGTTGCTTCAGTTAAATCACTTTCAGCATTTACAATAATCTGGTCAGTTTCATTTCCAACACCACTTGCTTTGTATATAGCCTTTTCAGTAGTGTCTACCACTTCGGTTCTTTTTATAGTCATAATCTAACCCTTAAAATTAAGCAGACCAGTTAGTGTCTTTTCTTAATTCTAATATAATAAATCCTGTTGCACTAGCAGCAATTGTTTCTAAATCACCACTACTTGCACCAGCATTTGTTGCACTCCATTTTATTGCAGGACCATCAT